ATCATTATGCCGTCGGAGTGATAGCGAAAATGAGCTTGAAGAACGGCATCGGATAGTTGAGTTGTGGAATATCCGTTAAAACGTTCGCGAGCGATGGTGCGGGCATCGCGGCCCTTACGTGGGAAAATAACCGAGGCATTAGCGCCGAATCGGGCGACGTCGACACCAAGGGCCAATGGATCAGTTTTGTCAACGTAGACTTCTCGAGTCATAGCCTCATCGATTTCGGCCGCGGAAAAGAATTCCATCAGGCCTTTACGAGGGAATTGGCCAAGAACACGAACGCGCACAAAGTCAGAGTCGAGGCCATAAGCTTCGATCCAGTTGTTCAGGCGGGCTTTATTGGTGACTCGAACATCGCGTGAATCGATCTGGCGATGACGCCATTGCTTTGCAAATTTGCCACCTTCGAAACACTCGCGGAATCGACCAGAGTTTTTAGTTGGGTTGCCGAAGATAAGCCAGAGGATTTCGGTGTCAGAATCGGTCAGCGCACCTTCGGCGGTTTCATAGATGATATCTGGAATTTCAGAACCTTCGTCGAAGATTAGGAGGATTCGCTTGCCTTGGTTATGAAGACCCGCGAAGGCCGCCGGGTTCTTCTCTGACCAAGGGATCATGTCGATGCGCCAAGTACGTTCACGGTCAGGGTCTTTGGAGAACAGACCTGTGGCTGTAAGGTTGTAATGATCGCGAGCGAACCAACAAAGATTAAACCATTTACCAAGTTCAGCCCATGTTTTGGTTTTAAGCTGAGTTTCGGTGTTGGCTGTAATGACTCCGCGAGTGTCGGGGTAGGTGCAGAACGCCCACATGATGATCCACGCCACAGTGGCGGATTTGCCGATGCCGTGGCCGGAGGCGATGGCGATTTGCACGGCGGTTTCGGTATCGACAATCCCATCGCGGATCATATTCATGAGATCGCAGGACCATTCATCAGGGCCGGAGAATTTCTCAAGAACTGTGCCGGGCTCGCCCCAAGGATAGGCGCCGAGGGTGAACGCGAGAGGATCGCCCCGAACTTCTGCCAGCCATGCGAATAGGTCTTGGTTCATTTACCCATCACCGTCCAAGCAGACCCATTGCAGTTGACTGTGTAGTAGGTGGAAGCGCCGCCGGTTACTGTTGCGCCCCACGCGAGAGCCCCGGTTCCATCCGAGACGGCTTTGAGTGTGCCCTTCGCGCCGGAGTTGCACGTCCCGAGCGCCGCGACTGTCGTTGGTGTCAACAATAGAGACGGGGCAGAAATTTGTCCGACAATGCTGAGACTCCCATTGTTGGAAACATCAAACGTGGCGATGTCTCGCGTCCCGTTAAAAAGAGCGAGCCCTGTCCCTGAAGCATTGTACCATTGCAGATTCTCGCCCGACCCTGTGCGCGAATTGGCAACGAGGCCCCCATTTGCGCCACTCGCGGCGATGCTTCCCCCGAGAAGATTGCCGGTCCCGTCAACGCAGAACTGAAAGGTTTTAATGGCGCAACCGGTGAACGTGACGTTGGAAAAATCAATGCCGTGAAGCGCGCCCGGCAGGAATGCAACCGGATTCGCGGCGTAGATAAGACGGCCTGTCGTTGCCTCGATAGGCCAGTAGCTATCCTCTCGACCAATGGAAATGCCAACCTTCACGCCGACATTCGAGGCGCTGTCGCTCGTCAGCGCGAGAAGGCTGTCATGCACCGCACCCTGTATCTTGTCATTTCCACTGCCATCTCCACCAGAAACGAGGGACAGTGCTGATTTGACGGCGACCGAAGATGCGGTCATCGCCATCACGTCGATCTCGGAACCAAGCCCTTGCAGGTTCGTCGCGCCTGAATGGGCGGTGCTGATCGCGCCCATTGCGTAGAAGTTCCCCTTAGAGTTGGCGAGGCTTGTTCCCGTCCCACCATCGGCGGAATAAACATCCATGTGAGGGAACGCGGACGTGTAAAATCTCGCCGGGTTGAGCGCATCCGACGCCCCGTTGAAAGTCGTAAAAAGGCTGAGCCCTGTCTGCGCACCACTCGCACCAGCGTTGATCGCGTGGTTCATCTTGACGGCGATATTTTCAGCCGCCGTGTCTTTTATGGTGGATGTCGTGTTGAACAGGTACACATTCGAGTCAGCAGCACTACTCGTGCCGGACAACCCGCCAGAAAAGAGCCCCCCGTAAGGTAGCCACGATTTGACTCCGGTCTGTTGAAGCACGCTCGTCCCGTTGATATTGTACGACAACCCCGATGACAGATTCACGTCGCCCGTAAACGTGTCGCCCGTCTTATTCACCGGGAAGGAGTTCAGCATCCATTGCTGGTAGATACCGGAATATTGATATGTTGCGGCGATCCCGCTGGCGGTGACGCATGCTGCGGGTCCACCGGCTGCGACTGTATCGGGCGAGGTTGCGACAACGGTGATTGTACCGACAGCACCACCGAGGCAACCGATGGATATAAGCTGACCATCGAATGCTGGGAAGGGCATGTTGACGGTCCAGCTGGTGATGTCGCCAACTGCGTAGACATTGATGTTGGCCGGGTTCGCGGCTTGATGGACGGTGGTTGATACCGTCCCGCCGGATTGGACGTAGATCGCGCCGGTGGCATAGACAGGCGGGTTTAGATAGCCTTGGGCCCACGCAAGAGTCGTGGTGATAAGGACCAATGCGAAAGTGCTAAGAAAAATTCGCTTGCGCATAGGGGACCTCAGTAGTAAGAGACAGTAATATCACCTGCGGCGGTAGCAGTAACAATGGTTAGACCGGTTGTGAAATTTACGTCAAAAATCGCGCAGCCTTGGATGCTTGCGTAGGAAGTTATCGTGCCGATCTTGGTTCCGGACGCGGCGGTGTTGTCGTAGATGGTAATGGTTTCAGTCGCGGCCGGGGNATCGATGCAGATGGTATGGAGGATACCCGGCCCGGATTTGACAACGATGGTTGCGTCGGTGGTAATGTTGACGTATTTATACGCGGTAATCACTAGCTGCGGTGAACCGAAAGTCTGGGCGAAAGCTGAGGTCGCAAATAATGCGGCGAAGATTGCTGCGAGGATGCGTGACATAGTGGCCTCCGAAAATGAAAATCCCCCGGCCACTCAAGCGGGTACCAAGCCTAATACCTACGAGTAGCCGGGGGATAATTCAGTGGAACAGCCGGCAAAAAAGCCCCACTGAATAGGTTATTCTTCGATCTGTTTGATTTGCCGGGACCGTGCGATGGCTTTCTCGAGGTTGGCCGCGAAGTCTACGTTGTAGTTGATCGACGCGGATTTCTTGTGGTAGCCGACGCGATCGGCGGAAGAGTCAGCGATTGCAATTAGCCGCTGGAGCGGGATGGGTTCGTTGGATTCTTCGGCTTCGTCAAGGGCATCGTTGATTAGTCGCCAAGATTTGATGCCCGCGGAATAGACGAACTCGTTGTATTGGTCGATAGATTCTTTCCACGATTGATCGGCCATTTCGCGGTATTTGGCGATAAGTTCTTGCATGGCCGGAGAGTTCTTGAGGATGCTCACGCGAGTTGGAGTGTAGCCAACTCGGCGAGCAATTTCGGAATTGGGGAGGCCGGAGGCGATCAGCCGGGCGACCACATGGTGGGAATCCCGAAGTTTCTTGATTCCGATTTTGGCCGAAGGTTGGCGCAGGTATTCGACGTCAGCCCGGTCAAGCGGACGGACTTCGAGAACATAGGCCGAAGCTGGCCTGCGATGTTGGAGGGTCATTATATCCTCCGAACAATTGGAGTTGAAACAGGGACTAGGTGGGCCAAGGGAACATTACCTCGGGGAGAATGCTCCAAGACTAAAGCCGCGTGTACCGCGTCGATTGCATCAGGATGCACCGGCTGAATTTGAACTCGATCGAAGACAACTCCGGGGATCGGCATCCAAGGCGCCGCGGATTTTTTGCCCAAAGATCGGTGCATCATGATCCGCGCCAACATCGGCCCCCGCGCCTTGCCGATGTATTCCACGCGCCCGCGATAGGACAGGATATAAATCCCGCCTTTGAGAATTTCGCTGACGTCGGTAAACCCCGGTTCCACAGGCCCAATCTCCAATTTACAATTCCATTGAAACACAAATCCTTCCCGAAGTCAAGCGGATAATTTTTTGGTGTATGATACACCAGATTGAAATTTTTTATTTCGGGGGACGAAGTGGTTTGGGCGCCGCGGGAAGCCCAAATTTTGGCCCCCGGTGGGTGGCCGGGGGCCTTACAGATCGAGAAGTGATCGAGGGATAGGCTAGGGAGGGATTATCCCTCGGACTTAGTGGTAAACTCGGAGGCGTGAGCCTTGACGAAGGCTTGAATCTCCGGCCATGCGGAGTTGAGCTTATCGAATTGGGACTTGTAGAGAGTGATCGGGAAACGCCCCATGCCATAGATGGAGAGCGCGCCCTTGGCGGAGACTTTCAGGGTTAGCTTGCCAGTCTTAGCAGCGGCGAGGGCTTCGATAATGGCGATGAGCTCGGCGGGGGATTTGGCGGAAAGATCGGGAAGAGTGGCCATGGGGAAAGTCTCCAATGTTGCGGCGGTAGCGCCGTTGACGTGAACAACATCGCATGGTCCGGGGATCGGGTCAAGCCGGATGCGAATCACAAAATCGTGATCGGGAAGGGCCGCGGCTTGGCGCGGGGATTGCAATGCGGGGGTGCAAGGTCTGTGCCAAGGGATAGTATGCAAAGCTCATGTCAAGGGACAGCCTAGGACAGGCTAGGACAGCCTTCCCCAACTTACCAAGACATATCCCTCTCCCAAACCTGCTGATTACCTTCGGATAACCCTCGGAAACTCCTCCGGTCCCCTTCTAGAAACCCTCCCATAGCCGGTCAAACCGATTTCCGGCACCCCCTGCCATCCCTAGGGGTAACGCGCTAGGGGCGGGTATCCCCCTCCCACTATCTAAATCTCTCATATTATTATTACGACTTAGTAGAGTAGGTGGGGATAGGGGAGGATAAGGGGTCTAGGGTGAGGGGTCTAGGGTTTCTACTTGACCGGCTATCAGGGGGGTTCTAGAGGGTTTCTAGAGGGGGTCTGGAGGGTGACTGGAGGGTAGGGAGAGTCTCAACCAAGGTTTACCCTCGGATATGGTGAGAAATTACTGAAAATTGTGGTTGATTTTAAATCAGGTATGGGTTATACTTAGGACATGATCGAGATTGGGTTCAGCGGATTACGGTGCCCTTGGATAGGTTGAATACCCTATGCGACAAATCGACGCGGCGGATCAAATCTTTGTGATCGGAAAATTGATTTGTTCTCGATC